TAATAAGATACAACAAATTTCATAATTCCTATTGACATCTATCCTATATAGTGTATAATGGTATTAGATACAACAAAATGTTGTATGTAGGAAGAGGTAGATGTTATGTTAATTTATTATGAATTTATAAAAATGTTAGAGGATGCAAATACATTATGTGATGTTAAAAATTATTTAAAAGAACATTATATTGAGATTTTAGGTAGTGATTATTTAGATTATATGAGTAATGCTTTTAGTAATAAGTTTGAATTTTATTGTGGTAGTTTAGAGGGTTTGATTAATAATTTATTTTAATGAGGTGGTAAATAATGAGAAATAAACCTAGAGGATATAAAACACCTAGAAGGACTAGAACAAGATTAAAAAGACCAAAACCAGTAAAAAGTCTACCATCTATAGAACAGCAACAATTAAAAAAGAAAATAAAGGAAGTAAATAGAAGAATTAGTTTAATTGAGAAAAAGTTTGGCACTGATAAATGGGCTGTTAAAAAATTAAAAACTAAATTATCAATACCAGAGATAAGAGGGTTAGATAGAAAAGGTAGAGTTAAAAGAGTAAGTGGTAAAGATGCTATGAAAATAAAAGCAGTAAATAAAGCATTAGATTTATTTTTAAAAGCTAAAACATCTACTGTTGCTGGTATTAGAGATACAATAAACAGAAGTAAAAAGACAATAAAAGAGTTATTAGTTGATGATACTGATATTAATATAGAAGAAATAGATGAGAATATAGATAATCTTGATGATGAAGATGTTGAAACTTTTTACGATTTTTATGAAGAGGAAGATTTTAAATGGTTAATAAATTATATAGACCCATCTGAATTAATGGTAATAATACAAGTAGCAAGAAGTGAAAACTGGACAGAAAATAGATGGTTAAATGAGTTAAATAATTATATTGAATATGGAAATGATAAGGATATAATTAGAAGGTTAAAAAGGTTATATAATAATTTAGTTAATGTATAATTGCTATACTGGACTAAATATAGGGGGCATGAGGCTACATATGTAGGAAATAAAAAGGTAGTAAATAATGATATTTATACCTTTGATATAGAAACTACTTCCTACTTAGTTTTGAATAATGAACAATTGAATGTGATGAGTTATTTAGAATTAGATGAAAAAACAAGACATGAATGTGAATTTAAGGCAACTATGTATATATGGATGTTTTCAATTAATGATATTGTTTATTATGGTAGAACATGGGAAGAGTTTAGTAATTTTTTGGATAGGCTAGATTATTATGTATCTGAAAATAAGATTGTTTTTATCCATAATTTATCTTTTGAATTTCAATTTTTAAGGTCAAAATTTAATTTCTGTGATGTAATGGCTAGAAAATCTAGAAATGTTATGAGTGCTAGATTAATGGATTATAACATAGAATTTAGATGCAGTTATAAAATGAGTAATTGTAAACTAGAAAAAATACCATCTATTTATAATTTAGATATTGAGAAGAAAGTAGGCGACCTTGATTATTTAAAAATAAGACATAGTAAAACACCATTAACTAAAGAAGAATTAGGATATTGTGAAAATGACTGTTTGATAATATATTACTATATACTAGAAGAGTTAAAACAATATGAAAGAGTTGATAAAATACCTATAACATCTACAGGTCATGTTAGAAGAGAATTAAAAAAATTAGTTCTTAATGATTATAGTTATAGAAATAAAGTTTATAAAGCAATAAATAAAGACCCTCATGTTTATAATTTATTAACAGATGCTTTTATGGGTGGTTATACTCATGCTAACTGGATATATGCTGATGAAATATTAAAGAATGTTGATAGTTGGGATTTTACATCATCATATCCTTATGTACTTGTATCTAGTAAATATCCAGCTACAGAGTTTAAAAAATGTAATCTAAAAAGAAGAGAGAACATGATTAGTAAATTTGCATATTTATTAGTAGTTAGATTTAAAAATTTAGAATGTAAATATTATAATAATTTTATAAGTGCATCTAAATGTAGATGTATAAGTGGTGCTAAATATGATAATGGTAGAGTAATAAAAGCGAGTGAATTAGAAATGACATTAACAGATATAGATTTTAAATTTATATTAGATAGTTATAATTGTGAGTATGAAATAATAGAAAGTTATTATTCATTATATAAATATCTACCTATTCAATTTATTAATTTTATATTAGATAAATATGTTAAAAAAACAGAGTATAAAGATGTAGAGGGTAAAGATGTAGAGTACAATTTAGAAAAGCAAAAATTTAATTCATTATATGGTATGAGTGTTACCAATATGATAAAAGATACGGTTGTTTTTGATAATATTAATGGATGGGATGAGATACCATTATTAAATGAAGAGATAGAGGATTTATTAGAAAAAGAAAAAAAGAAATCATTTCTATCTTTTGCATATGGTGTATGGGTTACAGCATATGCTAGAAATAATCTCTTGAGGAATGTGTTAAAGCTAGATAAATATGTTGTATATTGTGATACAGATAGTATTAAGTTAGCACCTGGTTACAACAAGAATATTATATATGAATATAATGAAAAAGTCAATAATAAAGTAAAATTTGTAAGTAATCTGTTAGGAATAGATTTTTATAAGTATGCACCAAAAGACATAAAAGGTAGAAGTCATTTATTAGGTTTATTTGAGATGGATGCACATTATATAGAGTTTATAACACAAGGTGCTAAAAAGTATGCAGTAAAAAAACTTGATAAAAATGGTAATGAAGAGATACAAATAACTGTAGCTGGTGTACCTAAAAAAGGAAGTAGTGCATTAAAAGATTTGAGAGAATTTAAAGATGATTTTGTATTTGATTATAAAGATACTGGTAAATCAAGTTTATTTTATAATGATGATATGAAACCTTTTGTTTTAACAGATTATAACGGTATAGAGTTAGAAGTAACAGATAGATGTGGATGCTGTCTAGTACCTACTACATATACATTAGGGAAAAGTTTAGAATATGCACATTTAATTAGTGATGAAAGCAGTAAAAGAGCAGTATATAAAGAATAGGAGATGTATTATGGATGATTTAAATTATATAAAAAAGTTTTCAAAAATTACATTAACAGATGTATGTAAGAAAGCTAAAGTTGATAGATGTAATTTAGTAACTGGAAGGACAACAAAAGAAAATGTCAAAAAGGTAAGAGAAGAGATAGAAAGTGAAATTGCTAAATTATATTTAAAGAAAGATTAGGTAGGTGTAATAGAATGATAGTAATTAACGCGATAGATATTTTAGTAATTATTTTAATAAATATATTAATTATAATATGGTGGTTAAGTACAAAATAAGGTAGGTGAAATAGAATGAATGAATTATTTGAAAGTAGTTATTTAAGTGCTATGAGTGAAATGAATAATAAATTAAGAGAAGAAAACAATCAATTACAATCCAACTGGAATAGTTTAAGAAAGTGGATAAAAGAAAACAGTTGGTATTATAACACAAGTGATGGTTGTCAATGGGTAGACCAATTTAAACTATTAGATAAAATGAACGAATTAGAAGGGAAGTGATAAAATGGTACAGAGATATAAATATAAAAATTATACTATAAAACAAACTAAAATAAATGATAAAAGATATATTGTTACAATATATGAGGGAATAGATGAGATAATGATATCTTATAGTAAAAGGTTACTTGATGAAGAGGAATGTATAGCATTTATAAAAAGTATAATATCTAGTATATATTATCAGAAACTAAAAGAGGTTAAAAATGGGAAGTAAAAAGATAGTATATTATTCTATTACTAACATAGATAAGTGTGGTGCTAATATAAATCTTATTTGGGGTGAGAGGTCAAACGGTAAAAGTTATCAAGTAAAAAACACAAAAGCAATAGATAACTATTTGAAAGATACATATACTTATCATGACAATTATAAAGATAAAGGTAATATAATAAAAAGTATAATTAAAAAAGGTACTAGATTTATATTGATGCGTAGATGGAAAGAAGAGATAACAACAGAAAAAATAGAGCAGTATTTTGCTGATGTAGATATTTTCAAATTAACTGATGGTAAATTTAATTGTATATCTTATTATAGAAAGATTTTATATCTAGCTAACTATAATCAAGATACAGGTAAAACAGAAAGATTTGATAAAATAGGTTATGTAGTAGCACTTTCAACAGAACAGAATTATGCTGGTGCATCTTATTTAGATGTAACGGACATTATATTTGAAGAGTTTATGTCTAGAAGTATATATCTAGCACATGAGGCTGACAAGCTCATGAATTTTTATTCTACAGTAGATAGAAAAAGAGGTACTACAAGATTATGGCTTGTAGGTAATACAATATCTAGGGTATGTCCTTATTTAAATGACTGGGAATTACAAGATATTATAAAAAATCAGAAACAAGGGGAAATAATTTGTAAATGGCTACCAACGGGTGAAATTGATGAGGATGGAAAACCTATAGAAGTAAAGCTAGCTATAGAATATTGTAAATCAACTGGGGTATCATCTTTTGTAATAGGTAAAAGAAAAGATATGGCAAATAAGGGTTCATGGCAGACAGACCCACAACCACATTTACCAAAATCAAGAAGGTGCTACAGAAAATTATTTCAAGTATATTTTCAATATCAAAGTTTTAAATTTGTAGGTGAATACTTAAAAGATAATGAAAATAAGAAAGATACTTGCTGGTTTATATATCCATATGAAAAGGATTTAAAACCTAAAAAATTTGTTTTTTCTGATGTAGTTAAAATTGATAAATACTGGCAAAGAAATATATATGATATGTCTATTAGTAATGATAGGTTAAGAAGGTTTATGTATGATACATTTAGAGAGAATAATATATTTTATGCGAATGACTTGGTAGGTACTGATTTTAAACAAGTTATTGATTTTGAAATAAAAAGATAGTATTATAATAGTGAGGTGAGTTATGAAAAAATTATCTGAAATAGAAAAAGAAGAATTACATAAAGAAAGAATAAATGATGTTATTTATATGGGGAAATTTATTATAATGGATATGATTATAGAAAAAATGAAAAAATGTAATAAGAAAAAAGACTTTATTGATTATGCTTATTTGTTTTTAGAAATATATAAATCAAAGGATGGTGAAGAGCATGAGTAAAAATTCTAGAATAATACTAGCACATAATATAAAGATGGATAGAAGTTATAAGAATGTTATAAACTATACAGAGGCACAAATGGTTAGTTTGTGTGAGGCAAATGTAACAGCACAAGCAACTGATTTTACTTTTATAAGAGAAGAAAATAGTATATTAGTACCATTTAATTATGCAACTTGTCTAGATAGTAATTATTTAGCTTTTCAAAATCCATCTTACTCTAATAAATGGTTTTTTGCATGGATAGATAAAGTAAAATATAAAAATGATGGTACTACACAAATAGATTATACAATAGATGTATTTTCAACATGGTTTTCTTATGTAACAACAAAACCATGTATAGTAATTAGAGAACATGTTAATAATGATACTATAGGTGTTAACACCGTACCCGAAGGACTAGAAACTGGTGAATATATTTGTAACCAACATGTAATAGATGATGCTATGGATGAGTTAACAAGTGAGTTAATGTATGTTTTATCTACTACTTTAGACTTATCACCATCTCCATCATCTGTAACTAAATTTTCGCAAGCAGGTGTTAGAAAATATAACGGTATAGCAAGTGGATGCGTCTATTATCCATTGTTTTCAACAAGTGAATTATCAATAGTTTTAAATGCTGTTGCTGATAAAGGACAAATTGATGGTATAAATGGTTTATTTATGGCACCAAAAATATTTTTAGGTAGTGCGACTGGTCCAGAGATGCCTCAAGGTGATGCACCAGTTACATATAATAATTCAATATCTAAAATGACTACATTACAAGGATATTCTCCTAAAAATAAAAAACTATTATGTTATCCATATAATTACTTGTTAGCAAGTAATAATAATGGTTCAAGTTATATTTATAATTATGAGGATTTTTCTGATGGAAGTTGTAATTTTAAAATAGATATGGCAATAACACCAGGATGCTCTATTAGAATGATACCTAAAAATTATAAAGGTATAGCAGAAAATGATGAGTATGGTATTAATATGGGTAAACTACCAATTTGTTCTTACCCCGTTGATATGTATACAAATTGGTTAACACAAAACTCTATTAATATAGCTGGACATACAGTATCAACAGATGATGTTAATATTGGTATGGCTGGTACTAATGCACTACTTGGAACAATTGGAAATATAGCTAGTGGTAATGTTAGTGGTGCAATTGGTAGTGCTGTGAATGGTGCTGGTTCAATAGCAAATGCACTAATTACACAAAAGCAACATGAATTAATACCAGCACAAGCTAGGGGTAATTTAAATGCTGGTGATGTTGTTACAAGTGAAGGAAAGAACACATTTCACTTTTATAAAATGAGTATCAAACAAGAGTATGCTAAAATAATTGATGACTACTTTACTAGATATGGTTATAAAATTAACAGATTAAAAACTCCAAATATTACTGGTCGAGCTTATTTTAACTATGTACAAATTGGTACAGATGAAGTAGTAGGTATTGGTAGTATGGAAAATTCTTACATGGAAGTAATTAATGGGATTTTTAGAAGTGGTACAACTATATGGCATAATCATGATAATATGTATAATTATAATTTAGATAATAATATAATTTAAAAGAGGATATTTAATCCTCTTTTTATAAACCTTTTAATAAATTTTCATAAATTGGTGTAATCCATTCATAGCCTTCTATACTAAAATGATGTGTATCATCTATGTAAACTGTTTGATTATTTTCAAACTTTTGTACATTTCTACTTTCATCCATCCATGCATCCTGTTTACTATCAAGAAAGTTAACACCTGAGTTATGAAAGTTATCAAATACTGGCACTAAATTATTTCTACCAGCTTGTATCATAGCTTCTGCATAATCAATATCACCTAAATTATAAGTATTTTTACTAGCAAATCTATTATAAGTAGTTAAAAGTAATATTTTTGCCTTTGGGCATCTATCTCTTACACCAGCTATAATTGTATTTAATGCACCATAAAAGCTTGTTTTATCAGTAGAATTAATTTCGCCTATTGGTACATTTAATCTTTTATCATTAGCACCACCTAAAAGTACAAAATATTCTGTATCAGTAGGAATAGTATCAATTCTATCTACCATAGCGACCTCACCACTATTTTCTACTACTGCTACTGGGTTTCCATTATCGCCTAAATTAGTATATACCATATTGTTATTAATACCTACATTAGTAACCCATGTAGCACCATTACCTAATCTATTACCATAAATTAAACTGTCACCCATAACAGTTAATTTTTTACCATATAAAATATTGTTTTTATCATAGTGTAGTGGTTTATAGTACATCTTCCATCCCTTCCATTTATTTACCGGTATTATATCATTAAAGTTATTAGCTATAGGTGTAGTCATTCCAGATAGTCTAACAAATTGATTTTTATCAGATGTATATTGTAAGTGCTGTATTTCGTTATTACCTAAAATTAAACTTCTAACTCTACCATAATTATAATCCCATTCACTTAATGCCCAATTTGAAGTATTACCAGCACTATAAAATTCAATAGTAAACCCTTTAGGTATAAAAAAGTTAGTTGAATGTATATAGCCAGGTATTGATGATGAATTGCTAGTTAAACCACCATTACCATATACATCACCAACAGAATTATATCCATAAGTTGCAAAATTACTATCATCTATAATAATATCTTTATCAAATTTAGATACATAATAATGATTATAATTTTTAACAGCATCATTAATATTACCAGCAACTCTTATATAAATATCTTCTGTTGTTATAAAGTAACAGTAACTACCATCACTTTCTTGTATTCCACAACCTTTCCAAATTAACTTTGTAGGATTTCCTTCTATATCACACTCACAAATAGATACTACACTATTACTTCTTGTTATTCTTGGCATATGTAAAATACTCATAGCTGGTAGTAAAAATACATTTGAATATGTATGGTCGCCACCATTTCCATATGATAAATCTACTGGTTTTATAAATCCAGGTGTAAATGTTAAGTTAAGCTCATATTTATCAAAATGTTTATTGGTATTATGCAAAGCATCATATTGTCCTCTAACAGAATTACCAGCACTAGAATATGTAACACCGTTACCACCTATTCTAATATCAGTTAACTCTGCATCACCACTTGTACTACCTTCAGGAAGTTCTGTTATATTATTAACTCTTTCTGTTAAAATATTAACATCACTTCTTATTCCATCAACTTTATTTTCAATTGGTTCAAGTAAACTATTTAAAATAGTCTGCATCTCACCACTTTCAACCATGCTATCTAATTTATTGTTAATTTCTTCTTGTACATCTAAATTATCAAAATAATTATTAATGTATTCAACAAGTTCATTAAAAGCATTATAAACACGATTTTCATTTTCATTTAAAGTATTAACATTAGTATTAATACTGTTCATATATTCTGTCATTTTACACATTAACTGATAATTAGTAATAGCATCAAAATCAGCCTCAATAAATGGGAAGTTTTCTAATACTAATAATTTAAATGGTGATAATATATTAATTTCATCTTTTTCTATTTTTTCAAAATTACTCACTTTTTCACTCTCCTTTATATAAGTCCATAAAATAAACAAGATAAATCATTAAATATCATAGTATAAATATTATTTCTTTTTTCTATAAAATCATTATATAATTTTAATTTATCTGATGGACTTCTTCTTATAGTTTCCTCTACATTATTATCTTGACTAGATGTATTTTTATTAGTTCCAGTATTACTGTTATCTTGTATAGTGTAGTCGGTTACATATTTACCATCCTCTAAATCTGATAATTGATTTTGAGGAAGTTCTGCATATCTAGATTTTGTTAAATTTCTTAAATTAACAGTATTATTGTTTGTACCCTCACCAGTTTCTTCTAAAGTTCTGTTAATTACTTCACCATCATTAAATAAATCCCAACCATCTAGCATATCAAACATTTTATTATAGTTAGGCATTATCTCATTAAGTTTTACTGATAAAGCTATTTGAAAAGCTGTGAATGTTTCATATCCAATTCTTCGCATCAAAAATTTATTTAAAATTAATACTTCAAAATCATTTTTTTCAACTTTAGTAGATAAAGGATAATCAAAATCAAATATTCTTTCGTGACAAGCAAGTGCTAGATTTTTTATTTTAGTTTTATCATCACTATCATAATTAACCATACTATCCATTAAACTATACAAAGTAGGTGGTTTTTGATTATAAATTAAATTTCTATTCCAAAACATCATCTTTATCTATATCCTCCTCTTTAGTTTCTTCTGTAGTAGGTTCACCATCATAATACCAAACATCTAATTTTTCACCTAACTTATCACCCCATTTTTTATTGATTTTATCAATAGCATTTTTACGAGGTTCAAATCTTGAAAATCTACTAGCTATTGTACCACCTTGCATAGCATTAATCTCTTCAGTAATATGTCTTTCTTTTTTAGTTAAACTTAAATTTGAAATACCTATATGTTGTAAAAATTCTGCCCAAATTTTATCTTTACTGTCCTCAACTTTATCAGCGACAAAAGGTGCTGGTGATAAAACAATAGTTGTATCATCCAAATCAATATCATCATAAGCAATAACTTTTTCACACATACCATCAACTTCATTAGCAATATCTTTAACAGTTTTTTCTCTATCTACTGATGTTTTCCAAAATCTTGGTGTTCTTTGTTGCTGTATGTTAATATCAATAGTTCTTTCACATAAAGCCATTCTTTCAGCATATTGTGAAATGTCAAGGTATAATGGATATCTACCATTATTATCATACATAATAACAAATTCATCTAAAGATAAAGTTCTTGTATAACCATTACACCCATGTACTTGTATTTTTTTAGGTCTACCATATATATCTAAAAAACCTAAACCAGTAAAGGGAAGTGCAACAATACTATCTAACACTTCCTCATAGAAAAAAGCTATAGCACCTTGTCTTAATAAAACTTTATTAATATAAGCTGTATCAATATAGTCTGGTAGATTTTTAAATTGAAAAACATTTTCAGCTAGTGTTATCATTTTTCTCATGTACATATTATAAGTTTGAAAATTAGATAACTGTGAGTTTACAAGTTTTCTTTTCATAATTCCATCCTTTCTATATTATAAAAGAGAAAGTAGTCTCACTTTCTCTTTAAACTACTGTAATTGTAGCTGTTGCTGATTTTGTTTTATTATAGATACTTGTAGCTTTTATTTTTACTTGTCCAGTTCCAGTAGCACTAAAATCTGCTGGTATTGTAACAAGACCATTCAAGTCTACTGTTACACCATCACCTTGTGTAACTTCCCATTGTACACCTTTATTAGCAAATCCAGTTGTAACAACAGTAGCTGTTAATTGTAATGTTTGACCTTTACTAACTGTAGCTGTAGATGGTGATACTGTTACACTTGATACAGCTGGTGTGTCTTTTGTAAATACACAGGCATTTTCAAATGGACTTGTTGAAAATACTTTCCATGCGTGCAAAAATACATTTCTTTCTAATGTTGTAGGGTTAGTGAATTCCATTTGTTTAGTTTCACTAGCATTATCAAGTAAATAATCATAATCCATAAACCATTGTTTAGATATAATCATAGCTGGTACATTAGCTAGTTGTGATAATTCTGTTTCTGTAAATGGTACATAAGCCTCTTCTAAAAGTTGTGTAAGTCTGTCTGTATCATGCTCACTAAAACCATCAATTAATACCATATTACTTTTTAACTCTGCATCACTTTTAAAGTATGATGTAGCCATTACATCAGTTGAATAATCAGCCTCAAAATCAGTATTAATTATAACCATTTGCTCACTAAAACTAGTAGCTTTTCTTATTCCAGCTGGATTATAATTAGCACTTCTAAATATCATTTTATTAGATATTGCTTTGATTTTACTAACCTTTTGTCTGTTAGTTAAATTATCATAATCATCAATTTTTACACTTGTTACAGTTCCATCTAAAATTCTTCTACATAACATATACTTATCAACAATGTATGTATCATATTTTAAACTCTCATATAACATTAAAATACATTCTTCTACAAAACTAAATAATCCACCTTCACTATCAAAAGCCATTTGCATCTGTTCAATACTAACAGACTGCTCATAAAACTTTTGAAAGTTTACCTCATGAATATAATTAAATAAATTAGGTACTTCATTTTGTAAAAATCTTGTTTTATTAGATTTATTTTTATTATAATCATATACATTACATAAATCTAAAATCAACTCTCTAATTTGTTGACCAAATCTTAAATTACCTCTTTTAGTAAAATACCATGGATTATCCCATCCATTTCTTTTAATTACAGTTAAACCAATTAAATTAACTGTATTGATGAAAGCATTTCTATATCTTTCATTATTCATAATTAATCTACCTATTGGTGCTATACTCTCACCTTGAACAGGCAAATCAATATCACTTGCTAACTCTGGTGTTACATTAATAATATAACTTAAAAGCTCGCTATCAGTTTTAGCTTTTAAAACATGATTAATTGCCATAATTTCACTCTCCTTTAAATTTCTTTTATATCAATAAATTCTTTTTCTTCTACTGTTTTAGGTTCTTCGATAATAGTTTCAGTTTCACTAGAAACAAATCTGTCTTTATATTTTTTAACTAGTTCCTCATACTTAAACTTGATATCATCATAACCATCAATTTTAACCTTTTCCTCTGCTGTAATAACTTCACCATCTACACTATCTGTAACATCTTCCATCAAAGATATTTTCATCTCATCCTCTATAGGTAAGTCATTAATTTTATTAATTAGTTCTTCTTTAGATAATCTAGCCATATTTTTAACTCCTTTCTATAAATTAATTACAAATTAATATTATAATAAAAAAGGTATTTTGTCAACTTCCAAAATACCTTTTATAAAAATAAAATTTAAACTTATGTTTTTTAACTGTAACAGATGGTGTAGGTGGTACATATGGTGTACCATCATAATAACACTCTGTACCCTCAACATTAGGTATTCCCATAAAATCAGCTGGATTACTATATAACTCTCTTACATGAGAATAATCCCAATCATGATTTGTTAAGTCCTGCATCTCAAAGTGTAGGTGCATACCATAAGCTTCACCAGTTTCACCTTCCATACCCAGCTTTTGACCTATAACTACTGTATCACCTACATTTACATCTCTACTATTTAAATGTGCAAATAAATAACCCATACCATTATCTGTTGATTTTACAATTATAACATTACCATAACCTATTTTTTGCTCATTACTGCCAGTAAATTCACTTCTAACAACAACACCATTACAAACAGAATATACTGGTTGACTTCCTCCTGCTGTAGATGTTGCAATATCTATCCCTTTATGATAATAACTTCTATCTTCCCAAAATTCACTAGTTACCCAAAAAGTAACATTAATGAATGGTGCAATTCTAGCTTGTACTGCCATTATTCAACTCTTATACTTTTACCAGCATAAATTAAATTAGCATTCTTTATATTGTTCCAATTCATTAACTGCTTAACTGTTGTGTTATATTTAAGAGCTATCCCACTCAAAGTATCACCTGGTTTTATTATATAATATATAACATTTACCATATTGTTATTAATTAGCTCATTTACTTTATTCTGCACTGTTTTATAATCATATCCAGCATTAGTTAAAAGCACTTCTCTATCCGGTTGATTTCCCCATTTACCATCTAATACCTCATGGGCAACTTCATCAGTTGATTTTTTAGGTGTACCAAAAACACTACTAGCATATCCATTAAATCCTTTTTCTTTTATAATTGTAGGTAAATCAGCATAACAGTAATCTTGGTCGCATACATATCCAGCAATTCTATTACTTCTAATCATATTAGCCTCACCACCAAACTGCCACATATCTACATTAATTGGTTTATTTTCTTCTTTAGTCCATTTAGCTCGCCACTGACTATATAATTTAGAAAGTTCACTACCATATACTTCTCTATTATAAGTATTTTCACTCATATAAACACCAACAAAAAAGCCAGCATTTTCTAAAGTTTCACAAAAAGCTTTTACAATTTCAGTTGTTTCACTAATACCTAAATTAAGTAAAATTTTATCCTCAACATCATAATATATAGGATACTCAAATTGTCTACCTTTTAAACAATAATTTATTAAGGTCTGTGCCTCTTCTCTTGCTTGTGCTACATTTTTAGCAAGTCCATAATGGTATACACCTACTGGTATATTATTTTTCTTTAATTCATTATAAAATGTATCAAAATATACATCTTTAGAATTACCATACATACCACGAATAATAACAAATTCAACACGCTCATCCTTAAACTTTGCTATATTTATACCTCTTTGCCAATATGAAATATCTACACCAAATTTTTTACTCATTATATCATCCTTTCTATATTTCTAATTATTGCCTGAGATTTTATAATTAGAAATTATCACTATCAGTTGGATTATTAAGACCACCTAAAACATTAACTAAACCAGTTAAAAATGTTGCTGTTGCCTTAAATTCAGTTGATAAATTAGGTTGTATTGTTATTAAATAAGTTTCAACTATTGATATTATTTGTAATATTACAATAGGACTTTTTAACCTATCAATTATATTTTTCATATAATCCCTACCTTTCTAGTATGATTATAATATAAACTAATTTTTTTGTAAATATTAACAAACACATTAACCACCAAACTCTTAATATTTACAAATTACATCAACCTAATAATGAGCTTAATTAATATCTATCATATAAATAAGAAAGTGTAAAGTTAATTTTTATGAAATATTATAATAACTCAAAAGCTAAATATTTATTATCACTATTAGTCATTTTATTTTTAACTATTTTTATCTTTAGACCATTTTTAATATCAGATGTACCAAACATTTTAATATAATCTATCATTTGATTAGTAAACATCTTTGAACCAGTAACATAACTGATACCTTTATCATCAATTAAAATACAAACTTTACTATATGTAATATTAGTTTCTACTACACCAGTATCTTCATTAAAATCTTGTTCTTCATGTCTAAATGTTTTAATTAAAACATCCATAACAGTTAACTCTTTATCTTCAAAATCATTTAATTTCTTATCTACTTTACTACCTAAATTAAATATCTTTTTCTTATCTGTTAATGTTGTAAATGTAACCTTATCTGCTTCATTAATTAAATCTAAATTAGTAACATCATTAACTGGTATTAACATATTATCTGCATCCTCACTTTCTACTATATTTGTTTCTTCAACCATTCCCTCTTTTTGTTCGACAACTTCTTTTGTCATATTTATCTACCTCTTTCTAGTGCCTCTATTAAGCACTTTACTAGGTACAACCTGAGGTAGTGGTCAGCTATACCTAGTAAACTACTTAATAAAGTAGTTTTATTTTATAATAACATAATCATGAGATTTTTTCAGTCCATTTAATCTATCAATTAATTCACTTGATGCTAGTAAATTATTTATCTCATAAAAATCAGTTGTATTAATACTAACTTCACTAATTAAATAAACTAGCTTTTTAATAAAATTTTTATAATTGTTATTAACCTCAACTATATCAGTATAATATAATCTTGGTGGTACTTCTACATTATATTGTTCTTTTAATTTTGACCTATACCTTTCTTTAAAAGTATAATATACTACATTCAAATCACACATCTTTATTACCTCTAAATATAATTGTTGAATTGTTTAAGTCAATCAAATTTCTACCATCCAACACCCTCTGATTTTGATTTATTGATAAAGCACATTCAAGACATACAAGCCTATTATAATTAGTTGTACCAATATGACATATAGAACAATATCTATTGTCACCACACCAGTCACACTTACAAACTCTATCAAATTTTAAAACTTCCATAACATCTACCTCTTCCTACATACAACATTTTGTTGTATCTAATACCATTATACACTATATAGGATAGATGTCAATAGGAATTATGAAATTTGTTGTATCTTATTAGTTAATTATTTAGGATACAAATTTTTGTTTCCTAATTGTTTCTTAAATGATGTTTAACTTATGGTTACCATTGATTAATTATATGTTAACGATTAATTTTGTGTTAATTTTTGAACTAATGTATTGTATTTATTGGGTTTGATTAAGTTAACTGGGGGAAAACAAAAAAAGTTAACTACTGGTATTATATATCCC